CAAAAAAAATAGTGATGTAGGGGGGTTTTTTTAAAAAAATTTATGAATTATCCTACATCTTTCTAGATAAATAGTTTTTTCAGCTTTTTTTTGGAAAAACTTTTTTGGAAAATCGTAAAATGGACATTATTAAAATTGTCCAAAATCGAAAATAGCAAAAAAGTTTTTCCAAAAAAAAGCTGAAAAAACTTTTTAGGTCTCATTACTATAAACTAAAAAGACGGTTTGTTACCATAATGCTAACAAACCGTCTTTTTAAAAAGTGTACCTTACTACAAAAACACCTATTTTCGTAATTATTTTGTAGTATTTATGACCTTATTATCAATTGTTTCTAATAATTTTGTATTATAAATTAGATTTCCTGTAGGTTTATATGTTGAAATTTTCTTAAAATCTTTATCTTTGTCTTTTAGAATACTTTTTAAATTTGTATTTGTATCTTTTAAAAGAAGTGAATTTGTATCTTTTTTTTTGTCTTTTTTTTTAATAACATTACCAAATCCATCTATATTTACCCCCAATTTCTTTTTAATATTGGCCCTTTCATAATGAGGGATATAATGTTGCCAACTTATCCATAATAAATTAGGGTGTGTATATTTAATTTGAAATCCGTTTGTCGTTAGTTTTTCTATAATATACATTGTACAAGTATTTATATCATAACGTGGAATACCCAGAATAAATTCTGGTATAACATATACGCAAAATTTAGAATTGTTTCTCATTCGTGATGTATGTTTAATTTTATTGTGAATGCGATTTAAAATTTTTTGATATATTTTTAGTTTATGATCTTCACTGATTTTTTGTTGTTTATATAATTCATCTAAATTTAGTTTTTCATTAAAATTTTCTTCATTATCCATAATAAATTTTTAATAGAAAAAAATAATTAAAAAACTACGACTATTTATATATAATGACTATCAAAAATATAGTACTATCAAGTGGTGCATATAAAGGTTTTTATAGTATAGGAGTTATTAAGCATTTATTGGATGAAAATTTTTTTAAATTTGAAGATATCGAAAATATTTATGGAACATCCGTGGGTTCTATTATAGGGGTTTTATTGTGTTTAAAATTGGATTGGAATGATATAGTTGAATATTCAATTAATCGTCCATGGCACAAAGATATAAATCTCTCCACGCAAAAATTATTGGATATGATTACAAGTAAGGGTTATTTTGATAGGGATTTTTTTACTAATATTTTTTCGGGATTATTACATAATGCTAAATTATCTAAAACAATAACATTCAAAGAATTATATGAATATAGTAATATTAAACTAAATATTTATACTGTTAATATTTCGGAATGGAATTTAACAATGCTAAACCATGAATTAACTCCAGACTTAGAAGTAATTAAGGGTATACATATGAGTTGTGCGATTCCGTTTATTTTTCAACCTGTGTTTTATAACAATTGCATATATGGAGATGGTGGGCTTATTAATCCTTATCCAATTAATAAGTGCATAGAAGATGGTTGTAAAATAGATGAAATATTGACTATTAGAATAATTGATAAAGAAATAAGTCATGTATCTGAATCGTCAAGTATTTTTTATTATGGTTTTTTTTTACTTTTTACATTGGTTGTTAAAAATTATAATATGAAGAAAGTTAATACTGTAAATGATGTGATAATTCCAGCAATACCTATAAATATGGAAGATGCTAAATCTATTATAAATGAACCTGTAAAACGTAAACAACTCATAGAAGATGGTGCAAATTATGCGAGAATTTTTTTATATAACAAAAATAAATTATAATACTGATTCTATAAATTGTTTTAATATTTCATAGTTGGGTTTTGCTTCATACTCGATAACTTGGTCGTTTTTAACCATATAAATACTAGGGAACCCTTCTATTTTTTTTCCATTTAAAAATTTATTTTCAAAGTTTTCCATATCTTTTTCATTTTTTTCTCCATCCATCTCAATAAATCTTAAATGTGTATTGTTTATAGATTTGTCATCATACTGTTTTTTTAATTTATTCCAGATAGGTTTTGCTTTCTTGGAATAGGGACACCATTCAGCAGAAAAAAAGTATAAATCCGATTTATTGTCTTCTCCCTTATCGGTAAACTCTCTATTTGGGACGTAATCTGGATCAAGTTGCGGAGATATATATGTATTATACACATAAAAGGCTACTGCTAAAAATATAGTAACAACAAATAAAATAATAATAAATTTTTTATTAAAAATCATACTTTTTAATGCGGAAGCACCTGATTCAACACTCGCTATAGATGACATTATATATATAATTATACGTAAAATAACCTTTATTTTAACGAATATAAAGGTTATTTTATGATATTAATATAACTATGTTTATTATGAATTATAATGGTGAAATTATTAATTTTGATGTGTCTAAATTTAATAACGATAAAGAAATGTATATAACTATGTGGAAAATATTATATAATATTGATATTCCTAAAAATGAAAAGGATTTTTTAGAAGATATCGTTGATTATGTAAATGGAGAAAAATTATTGGTATAAATTTTTTCTGAGTATATTATAGTTATGGGCAAAACAAGAAAAAAGAACGTTTTAAAAAAAAGTTCTCAAAAATCAAAAAAAACAAAAAAATACAAAAAATCCCGTAAACACAATACCTCTAGAAGGGTTTATACTAAAAAGGATTTGGAAAGTGGTGACGGCATGTTAACAAGTGTATGGGGTCCAAGTTTATGGCACACATTACATATTATGAGTTTTAATTATCCTGTTAAACCGACTAAACAGCATAAAAAAAACTATAAAAAATTTATAAAGGATTTAAGGCATGTATTGCCATGTAAATATTGTAGAATGAATTTTAAGAAAAATCTGAAAGATTTACCTTTAACAGAAAAAGCATTAAAAAATCGTAATAATTTCTCTAGATGGATGTTCGATTTACATGAATTAATTAATAAAATGTTAGGTAAGAAATCTAATTTGAAATATTGTGATATACGAGAAAGATATGAACATTTTAGGTCTAGATGTACACAAGATGAAGATACAATGAAGATTATACAAATTATTCCTAAAAATAAGACTAGGAAAAGGGAAAAGGGGTGCGTTGAACCACTTTTTGGGAAAAAGTCTAAATGTATTATTAAAATTGTTCCGAAAGAAAAGAAAACTCCTACGTTTCAAATGGATAAAAAATGTATAAAAAAGCGTAAGTAATCTTGAAAATAATTAAATTATATAGAACATACTTTAATTATTTAGTTAAATGCAGCAAAACTATTTAATTGTGGCATTGGAAGAATATTATTTGTTCCTACAGTAGAAACAGAATAGTTCGGAACTTTTTTGCATGTAAAAGAGGCTTCTGGACATCTAGCACAAGGAGGACATGCTGGACAAGGTTTTTGTCTAGGACAAGTTCTAGAGTCTGGACATTTAGGACAAACTGGTGGAACAATTTCACTCTTTAAGATATATTTACTTGGATCAGGGTTAAAACCATTCCCACTTCCATCATTATTCCTTCCACCATCACTAGAACTATCATTACTTCCACCATCACTAGAACTATCATTACTTCCATCATCACAACTTGATTTTGATGGTTTAGAAAGGTGATGATTTCCACCGGCATCGTGGTGATGTTTTCTTCTTCTTCTTTCAGGTATAATAACATCTTCTAAATCTCCTACAATTGAATCATAATTCCCGTTATAAAACGGATCATAGTTTGTTCCTTCTTTAAGATCTTCATTTTCTGGTTGGATTTCTGATTGAAAATATTCAATCATGCTAAATCCTAAAGATGATGCTAATAGAACAAATATTACAATTAAAAATAAATGTAATTTATTTAATTTAAATATTGATTTCATATAAATTATATAATGAAAAAAAAAATATCGAAATAGTATATATTATGCCATATAGAGCATTAACTCATGGACGTATAAATTCATTTAAAGACTTAAAAGGTCCTTCCGGAACAGGTAAAAATGTAGGAACGGGATTGCCTGGAGGAACTGTAGAACGAACAGATAGTCAAAAAAAAGCGTATAATTCTCAAGCGGGGGTTGCGAATAGTGGTTCAAATATAAGTTTAAAAAATAAGTTGAATATTCAATCTGGTAGAGTAGGCTGCTCTAAACCATCGTATGCAAGATTATTAACACATGATTTATTAATTCCCAAAAATACATTTGGACCTGATACAGGGTTTGTACCTAATCAAGGTAAGGGGTTTCCTACAGCAAATCCAATAACTAGTGTTGGAAGTACAAATAAATTCGCGCGGAGAGCAATTTTAAGACGAGCAGTAACAAAAACATATGTAAGAGGTGAGACGTCAGCAAATACGCCTGATTGCAAGTGTGATTAAGTTTATGTGTAAATTTATATAATAATTAGAAATAATTATAATTATTATATTTATATAATTTATAAATGGCACTGATAACCCAAAAGCAACAATGGTATTTGGTTTCAACAGATAAATCTACAGATACTATACAAATATTGTCTAACAGATTGGCAGGTGCGAACAGGTCTGTAAATCTTTTAGATACGTATTTTACATGGAATACTATTACAAATAATTACGATAGATTATCTGTTACTGCTTCTGGAACTTTAGTAATAAATAGGGCGTATTGGATATATGTTAACTCGCTTGTAAATACAATAACCGGGAAAGTTATTGATGGTTATGTAAGTGGTGCTCTTGTAAGACAAGATTTTAATGGAGATGGAACTTTAAATACTGCACAACCACAAACATCCACTGATGTAAAAGGTGGTTTCGCTGATATTGAGATTGATTACACTCTTCAGACAAATGGATTACCTGTTCCTCTTATAGGTACAGGTGGTACAGATATAGCATTAGGTATTCCTAATACATTAACATTACGTGCTTATCCTGAACAAGGTAAAAATGTTGTTTTATCACCAATTACAACTATTTTAGTTGATATGATAGAAGACAATTCTTTAGTTAGTGTTACCGATTTAAGTACAGCGAAGTCCGCATTTGCTAGTGCTTTAGGACTTACTGCAATACAAAGAGATAATTTAACATCCTATGATCCAATTCAAAATCTAGATATAAAAATTACAAAATTAAATTTAAAACTTGCATCAGATACAAGACAAATTGCAGAAATTCAAAAAAATACAATTGTAACAGATACAACTGTTATTAAAGATACATTTAAGGCAACTGCTCGTAAAATTGCAACTGCTGCAGCATCTTCCACTCTATTGGATTTAGAAAGTTCTACACATATAGAAGAAATTGTTAGTCAAGTCAAAATAATCAATACAACAACTAATTTTAATCCTACAGAAACTGCCAATGTTTCTGCAATTTCAGCGGTTGTTCATGCTGATAGCAATTCAAATGAAACTGGTGATTATGCAACAGATATTATTGCTACTGTCCAGCAAACAAAACAAACTGAAGACTTTATTGAAGATGCTGTTAGAGGCACTGGTACAGATCTTTCATTAACAGTATTAAATGCGGTGGAGGTAACAGACGAAGTCGTAACTATTAAAAATAGTTCAAACTCGCAAACAGTTGGAGATGTTGGTGCAGAATTACCACCACAGCCAGAACCAGAACCTGAACCAGAACCAGAGCCAGAACCAGAGCCTGAATCAACTGCAACTCAACCTCCACCACAGCCAGAGCCTGAGCCAGAACAGCCACAGCCTGAACCTGAACCAGAACCTGAACCAGAACCAGAGCCTGAATCAACTGCAACTCAACCTCCACCAGAGCCTGAGCCAGAACAGCCACAGCCTGAACCTGAACCAGAGCCTGAACAACCTCAGCCTGAACCAGAACCAGAACCAGAACAGCCACAGCCAGAACCAGAACCTGAACCAGAACAGCCACAGCCTGAGCCATCACCATCACCAGAACCGGCACCTCAGCCAGAACCAGAACCAGAACAACCTCAGCCTGAGCCAGAACCAGAACCAGAACAGCCACAGCCAGAGCCAGAACCAGAACCAGAACAACCACCACCAGAC